TATGGTTTTCAAAACAGAAAACTTGACCAAGATTCTACCTGGTGCATATGATGTGAAAATATCTTCTAAAGGTGTTTCACACTTTCAACACAAAACTACACCACTTCAATACTGGATTACAACTGAGTCTGGTTCTAAGTTTGAAAAGGCTTAATCATGCAAACAGTTGATTATGAAAGTTATGATATCACAAAAGAACAATACATTGCTGTATTAGAGATGGAGAGAGGTCTTCTTTTGCGAGATTATTTCAAACCACAAACAGAAGGTACTGGTCATTTCAATACTGCGGCTAGTGTATTAAAACATCGTATTGAGGAACTTAAAAATGGAACAGAGGCGTAATTTTCTAAGAGGTGCAGGCATCATTGGTGCCTTTGCTGTTGGTGCTGCCTCTTACAGGCAGGTGAAAGAAATGGCTAATGAACATAAGGACATTAGTCATCTTGCACCACCAAAAGAAGCAACATCGATTCAATTTACAGGTGCATATGGTGAGAAACCTAATGCACCAGAACCAACTATGGGTCAACATGTAATGTATGTCAATGGTTGGAATGAACAAGTTACCCACCGAGTCTCAATGACTGTCGGCAAAGACAATCGTTTATGGATGAAAATCGGTGATGAATGGCACAGAGTTGCCTTGGAAAGTTAATATCATTACCTAAATGCTATTGACTTTCAATCCTTTTTGTGTTATACTGTAATCTTTGTAATAACACAAAAAAAACTTAGTGTCCAAGGATACTATTTTCTATGTTGAAATTTTGATTCTTAAGGAGAAAATCAAATGTTAGTTAAAAATCTTACCCAAAAAATTACGGGTACCGCTCAAATAATGACACCATCAAGGTTATATTCATTATATACAAATAATGAACTTTACTTTGACCGTGAAAGACTTCAACGCCTTTTAATTAAATGGCATGATGCAAAAGTCAATTCATATTTGTTTACTGCTTTCAATGGTGCTTCAGTAAAAGACTGTTTTCAATTAGCAGAAATTGAACCAATCGTTGAAGACCTAAAGAAAAAGTTAGTTCCAACAGAACCAAACTATTCTTTCATTGAAGAAAACTTAAAATATTTCACAGACTTATTAGAACAAGGTTACAAATATCTTGTTTTAGATGGTCAACACCGCATCGACACACTTGCTCGTTATTTCAACAATGAGTTTCATTTCAAACCTGAAGAACTTATTCGTTTTCAAGTTGAAGGTGAAAAAGGTACTGTTGATGTTGCAGGTAAGTTTGAAAAACTACCAGAAGAAATTCAAAATCACTTGATGTATGAAATCCCACTAATCGTTGTGATGTATCAGACTGGTGATTTGCGTGAACTTGCTCGTATCTTCATTACTGCTAACAGTATGATGCCTATGACAAAACATGAAAAACGTATTCTAAACTACAATGTATTGAATCGTTGGTTAAATGATATTTGTTTGCGTGATACTAATATCAAAGACATGTTTCAAAACATTGGTTCTGGTATGACTGGTGAACATTGTCTTGATAACAAAGGTGATACCTTGTTTGTTGCAGAAATGTTGTTGTATATCAATAATAACAAATATGAAGGTTATGATACTGATGTTTTAGATGATGTATTTGGTCCTTATCCAAAAGGAAAAGTTCTCATCTCTGATGCAGACTGTGATATGACTAAAAGAATTATGCGAACCATGGCTGATGGTTGTGCATTATACGATAAGAAAAAATTAAATAAATTTACAAAATCAAGTTTTTATAATTTATTCTATACTTTCTCATTCATCTTACAAAAAGGTAATATTTGGGGTAAGAAATTTGATATCGATGGTCGTTACAAAGTGATTGACGAAAAATTATTTGTTCGTTGGTTCTTTGACCAAGAGTTTGCTCGTATCAATGCACCAGGCACACACACTTCTTTTCCAACACCATTTGGTAAAACAAAGAAACAGATGCATGAATGGTCATTTGCCAAACATAATGGTGACCAGAAACACTCTCGTAAAGAAAGTGTTAAAGGACAAGGTGGTTCCAAGTTCACCTTTAGTGAATGGGCTCGTGTTCAATATCTTCTTAATGACTTAAAAGATGCATTGATAGATTTAGAGAAAAGTAATATAATTACTAAACTTGGAAGTAGAACAACAATGACCAGAGATGCTGGACTTGTTGCACTTAATATTCCATTATCAAAATCTGATAATATTCATATTGATGAGATTGTGCCAGTATCAAGAGGTGGTAATCGTGTGACAGATAATATTCAATCACTTCCAGCACTAACGAATTTGCATGATGGTAACAGACATAGGCGTTCTGCTTGATTGATGCGGGGCTAATAACCCCGCTTTTTTATTTTTTTATTATGAAAGTGGTGTATGGAACATTTATTATGGACAGAGAAATACAGACCACAAACAATTGAAGATTGTATTCTACCAGAACGGTTGAAACAACCATTTCAGGAATATGTTAATCAACAGAATATTCCCAATCTATTGTTAAGTGGTGGTGCAGGCGTTGGCAAGACTACAGTCGCCAAGGCTATGTGTAATGAAATCGGATGTGACTTCATGGTCATTAACGGTTCTGATGAATCTGGCATTGATACCTTTCGTGTCAAGATTAAAAACTATGCTTCATCTATGTCATTGTCTGGTGGTCGCAAGGTCATCATTATTGATGAAGCAGACTATCTAAATCCAAACTCTACTCAACCTGCTTTGCGTAATGCAATTGAAGAATTTGCAGTTAACTGTTCATTCATCTTTACTTGTAATTATAAAACTCGTATCATTGAACCATTGCACTCTCGTTGTGCAGTTATTGATTTCAATTTGAAGAATGGTGAGAAGGCCAAGATGGCCTCTGCGTTTTTCAAACGAATTCAATCTATTTTGCAAAGTGAAAAAGTTGAGTATGTTGACTCGGTTATTGCAGAATTAATTAAGAAACACTTTCCAGACAATCGCCGTATTCTAAATGAACTACAACGATACTCACAGTTTGGAAAGATTGATACTGGTATTCTTGCACAAATTGGTAATGTTCAAATTAGTGAGATTACTAAACACATTAAAGATAAAGACTTTGGTGCAATTCGTAAGTGGGTTGCATCTACTGATTTGGATACTAATACAATGTTTCGTCAGTTGTATGATTCTTTATATGATGTTATGAAGCCACAATCCATTCCACAAGCAGTTGTGATTATTGCTGACTATCAATACAAGAACGCATTTGTTGCTGATACTGAAATCAACCTTGTTGCATGTTTGACCGAACTCATGGTTGAATGTGAGTTTCTATGATAAATTTTACAAGTTGTAAAACTGATAGTATAAAAAATATTTCAAATATTTTATTTAATGAATATCAGTATAAAATTACAGAATATCTAAGTTCGAATGTTGATTGGAATAAAGTTTTTTCTGTTCAGTTATCCTTCATGAATCATTTTAATAGACCAGCGTTAAGATTTGTAAAATCTGATTTGATATCCCGAGGGCTGGAGAAATATTCAAATCGAAAATTAATATTTGTTGATGAGGTTGGATACGATTTTATTGTTCCTGAAACATGTTCCGATCCAGAAATTCAAGGATCAGGATATGATGGTATAAAAATTGAGTTGAAAAGTCAATTAGATTTATTTGGTAAAAAAAATAATAAAACTAAAAATATTAAGTTGGATAACACAAATGGACAATCAAGTGAAGATAAAATTTACACAAAAAAATTCGACTATTTGTTATTATTACAACCAGGATTGGTTGGTATAACAAGTTATGAAGCTATACAACCCTACATAAAATATAAACCTGATGGTAGAACAGTTCAAATACCACATGATATTATAGAATTTTTTGCACACACATATGAGTTTAAAATTGACAAAAAAATTAAACTTAATGATAGATATGAACAAATGATTGAAGATTCACTAAATGATATTGAAAAACTATATGATACTAGATTTATTTAAACCTACTTTTGATTGGATTAAAGATGATTGGCGTAGTGACAAATTTCGTTTTGCACTTGAGATATTGGCTTGGGCGATTTCAATTGGATGTAGCATCACTATGGCTATTACTGTCCCCAATCCACCTCTTCTTGCTTTGTATCCTGTTTGGATTACTGGTTGTGCTATCTATGCTTGGTGCGCTTATACTAGGCAATCATTTGGTATGTTGGCTAACTACATTCTGCTAACAACTATCGACACTATCGGATTATTGAGAATGTTATGAGCAATCCATTTGATTATGTAAACTCGATTCTTCAAAACAAAAAGAATCTAATTGTAGATGAATTGACAGAGAAGGAATATCAACCATTTCTAGTTAATAGAACTCTATCCTATCATAAAGACTGTATCCTTTATGCCAATGAAATGAATCGTAGACACTTAACTGACAAAAAGTTACAATATGATTTTCTTCTAAATACCATTAGGTCACAGAAAAGACCTTTTGCTAAGTGGGTTAAGTCTGAAAAAAGTGAAGATTTAGAATGTATCAAGCAAGTTTTCGGCCTGTCCAATGAAAAAGCTCGTGAAGCCATGCGCCTCCTTAGTAATGAACAAATCCAACAATTAAAAGAACAAACCGATACAGGTGGATTAAGGAAATGATATGGTTGATTTGGCCAAATTCATTGAGGTCACTCTCAATGAACAGGATGATTTTTT